AAGCGAAACTAACATTCAAGATCTTTTGTTTTTAGAAAACCGCGATAGAAAATATGACGAAGACATTTATGTCCTAAGGGCACATTACAATGTGCAAGATCAAGACTTTGATTTAAGTCAATTTGGCTTGTTTTTACAAAACGATACATTGTTTATGACAATGCATATTAATAGCAGTGTAAAAACAACTGGCAGAAAGATTATGCCTGGTGATGTTTTTGAATTACCACACTTGATTGATGAGTATGCAGCTAACGATTACAGTGTTGCGTTGAAAAGATTTTATGTTGTTGATGAAGTAACTAGAGCAGCAGAAGGATTTAGTCAAACTTGGTATCCGCATTTATATAGAGTAAGATGTAAACAGATACTTGATTCACAAGAATACAAAGATATACTTGAGGCAAGTGCAGAGGATGAAGATAATCCAAATCTAAAATTAAGAGATGTATTAAGTACATACGAAAAAGAAATGCAAATAAACGATGCTGTAATTGCACAAGCAGAAGAATATGCAAACCAAAGTGGTTATAGCACTATCCAGTTTTATACGCTGAGTGTTGACGACAAAGGCGAAATGGCAATTGTTAGTGCAGACTACAACGATCTGCTTGTTGACGGTACAATTGGTGCTGACACTATTTTTGTTACACCAGATGGAAATGGTTATCAAGGTTACTTAGTTGGAGACGGTATTCCGCCAAACGGTTATCCTTATGGACAAGGTACAGGATTTCCTACTGTAATAAATGAAGGTGATTATTTTTTGAGAACAGATTTATCTCCTAACAGATTATTTAGATATGACGGCAATAGCTGGAGAAAAATTGAAGATAATGTTAGAACAGAAATTACACCAACAGATACAAGAGATACTCTAAAAGGCACATTTATCAACAACACAACAGTAAATACCATTGGTGGTGAAGAAGTGCAAGAAAGACAAGCACTTAGTAAAGCACTTAGAGCAAAGGCAACTGACTAATGCAATTTTTTTATGATGGACAAATCCGTAGATATCTAACACAAATTGTTAGAGCTTTTAGCAATTTTAGTTATCAAGACGGTGACGGTGATCTAAGACGTGTGCCAGTTATGTATGGAGATATAACAAGGCAAGTTGGAAGTATCATAAGAGAAAACTCAGAAAACAAATTGCCAAGTGCTCCTCGTATGGGTATATACATTACTAGCTTGCAAATGGACAGAGCTAGGTTAAGTGATAGCAGTTATATAAGTAAAATAAATTTACGTGAAAAAGAATTTGATGAAAATACTAGTAGTTACTTAAGAAGCCAAGCCAAAGGATACACAGTTGAAAGACTGCATCCTACTCCATATACACTAGCTATAAATGTTGATTTATGGAGTACTAGCACTGATCAAAAGTTACAAATACTAGAACAAATTTTTATGTTGTTTAATCCAGACTTAGAATTCCAAACAACAGATAATTATGTTGATTGGACTAGTTTAAGTACTTTGTATTTAGAAGATATAAACTTTAGCAGCAGAAGTATTCCTGTTGGAACCAACGACGAAATTGATGTTGCAACAATTGGTTTTACTGCTCCAATTTATATTTCACCGCCTACTAAAGTTAAAAAACTTGGTATTATTACAGATATTATTACAAGTATTTTTAATCAAGATCAAGGTACAATAAGTTTAGAAGGATTTAATCCACCAACAGATAGCGATCAAGGTGCATCAAGCGGAACAACTGTTTTAGCAGATGGCACAATAATTGATAATCAAAGTGGTGTAACCAGCACTCAAGCTGTAGGATTAGGAGGCAGACTAGATTTATCAAATCCTGTGATATCAAGTTATAGAAATTTTGATTTGATTGTACAACAAGAAACAGGTAAACTTGCAATTAATAAAGAATTACGTGTAGGCGAAATTACGTGGTTAAACGTTTTAGAAGCAGAACTGCCAGCAAAATTCCAACCAGGTATTAGTCAAATTAGAATACGTAGAGCAGAACTACAATCAGAAATTGTAGGTACATTATCATTAACAGAAGGCGACCATTTTACAATAAACATTGACTGGGACGAAGATACATTACCTAGCAACACTCTTATTACTGGTCCGACAAAAACAGATGGTACAATTAATTATATTGTAAATCCAATCGAATTTAATCCATTAAGTGTAAAACAATCAGGAACACGCATATTGTTGTTAGGTCCATTGGGCTTTCGTGTAGATAGAACGTTTACTGCAACTTATAGTGATGATAAAATATATACCGACATAGATTATTTTATTCAAAACAGCAGTTTTGAATCAAGAATAGGTTCGGAAACAGTAAGTAGTTTTGATGTGTATGTTAACGGTGCTGTTGTTGCTGCAACAGGTTCTAACGACAACGATAAGTTCTTAATTACATTAGATGTTCCTTTAGTAGCAGGAGATGTTGTACAATATGTTCTAACACTAAACGAAGACGGAGCAGAAGCTTGGAAGAACGCAGATGCTAGTGATTTTGCAGCAGATAAAAATGACATTGTAGAATGGGATGGTAGTAATTGGCATATTATTTGGGATGCAAGTGCTGACGAAACCACAACATATGTTACAAATGTTACAAACGGTCAACAGTATTATTGGAACAATTATTATTGGCAAACTGCTATAGATGGATATTATCCAAGAGGAACTTGGACAATAACTTTATAAAATAACTATTTGTATGAATCAAATAATTTGTAGTGGTGCTTTGTTTTATAGTTTGCAAACGCACAGATTTTTATTATTACATAGAGCAAAAAGTAAATCTAAAAATGTTTGGGGTCTTGTAGGTGGTACAAACGAAGGTTATGAAACACCCTGGGAAGGTCTAAAAAGAGAAATACAAGAAGAAATTGGCAGTGTACCAGAAATTAAAAAAACAATCCCATTAGAAACATTTATTAGCAGTGACGAACATTTTCATTTTCACACTTATTTGTGTGTCGTTGAAAAAGAATTTTTACCAAAACTAAACGACGAACATGATGGATATTCATGGGTAAAATTTGGTTCATGGCCTAAACCCTTGCACAACGGACTATCAAACACTTTACGTAGTAAATATAATCAAAATAAACTAGAAACTATTATCCAGCTTGTTGATATAATTTCTTAAACTCATCTTTCAACCAATTAAAATCATTGAGTTTTGCTAGTTCTACTGGATTATCTTTGTGCTCTTCGCCAAAGTTTTTACCTGCTATAGCACCAGCAATTGCTGCTTTACCAAATGGTTTATCATCGCCTTTACTGCACCAGGCATCTAATCTAAATTCTGTCTCGTCGTCTTTTTGTCTTGCAATAGTACGACTTGCAAGTTTTGCACATTCTCTAAATCCACTGCGCCAAGCACTAAACGAGTCTGTGTTAAATGCAGTAGTATTGCTCATTTCATCAATGCCTTTGAACTTATCACTAATGCTAGTTGTCATATCTGTAGTAGATTCGTCTAAGTTCCTTGTTAAAGCAGTAGGCAATAATTTTACACCGCCGTAACCATATACAAGTCCATTAATAGGATTATAACTTCTCCATACGTGTACAGTTTCTTTACCATCTATATCATATGCAGGAACATAAAAGTCAAAATCAAATCCGTCAATTATTTCAGCATCTCCATCTACTACCCAAAACATTTCCGTTTCTGCTAGTTCTGCTGCACGTTTGTGAGCAGCATGAATGCCTTTAATATCCATTACACGTTTTGCTCTAGGAAATTTTTCGCTCAGTGAATTAAAGTTGTCATCAGCATTTGGTTCTCCATTACTAATAAAAACAATATCATAAGGTTTAGGACGACTGCCTACCTCTGGATATTCTTTTTTAGTAACAAAAAATCTATAATCAATTTCACGTTGACTAATGTTTAATTTTTTACTAGTTAATGAAATACCATCATAAAATTCTCCGTTTTTCCAAACGTGATTAATTTTGCGTTCATATTGATTATGATGACTTATATAAAAATCCCAATTAAAATTATCTACAGGTAAAAAACTATCATTTACCATCCAGAACATATCAAAATTACAATCTTTTTTTGCTCGTAAATAATCTTGATAATCATTCACTGTGTAAATTGGATATTGCTTAGGATTACTTGCAACAATTTCGTGTTCTTTTTTCTTAATTAAAAATCTATGTTCTATTTCTTTTTCACTTACTAAAACATTTTTACTGAATAAAACAATACCATCGTATGTGTCATTGTTTAAAAATACGTGATTGATATTTCTATCATAAGTGTTGTGATGATCAAAATATAGATCAAAAGCAAAATCTTCACACACTTCTACATCATCTGGTATACCCCAAAACATTTCCGACTCACAATTATATAATGCTTCGGTGTAGTCTTCATATGAATTGATTACAAATTGTTGGAATTTTTTTGGTGTACTAGCAACAATATTGTGTTCTTTTTTGTTTACATAAAATCTATGATCAAATTCTTTTTCACTTATTTCAGACCTTGCACACATTAATGCAATGCCGTCATACGAATCTTCATTTAGGAAAACGTGATTTGTTTTCATATCAAAAGACTCTTGATCGTGAAAATATTTGTCCCATTCAAATTCTTCATTTACATCGACATCGCTTGGTATTAACCAGAACATATCACTGCCGCAACTTGCTATTGCACTTTTGTATTGTTCATATGTATCAATATTAAAACGTTCAAAATCTTTTGGTACACTTGCAACTTCTTCATGATCAATCTTGTGTTCTAATTCTCTAAAAATAATTTCTTTTTCTGTCACAGGTGAGTTTTTACTAAACAAAAAGACACCATTGTATTTGTTTCCATTTAACCAAGCGTGATTACTTTTTCTATCTGAGCTATGATGGCTAATATAATAATCAAATTTAAAATCTTCATTGATAATAATTTGATTGCTATATCCCCAAAATAAATGCGTTGTTGATTTTTGTAATGCAGATTGATAATCGTAATAATCATTAATTTCAAAACAATCATATGGTCTAGGATTACTTGCCATAATCCTTACTTCTTTTTTATCAATTAAGAATCTATGTTTTAATTCCCTTTCAGAAATATCATAATTTTTTGGTAGCAACATAACACCATCTAATTGATCAATGTCCCCGTTGCCAAAAACGTGTGGTGTATCATAACTCCATTCATCGGGTTTATAACTAAATTTAAATGTATCTCTTACAACAGTATCATCGTAAACAATCCAAAACATATCAGTAAAACTTTGTTCTCTAGCTTGTTCAACCGTGTCTACAGATTGTACTTTGAATCCTCTTTCGATTAGATTATTGTGTACAGTTTTATCTTCTCCAATGTAAAAGATATCAAATTTTTCTTGCCCTTTATAAGGGCTGTAATGTCCAGCAATATATTTTTCTTCTATTTCAATAAAATTATTCCAATGTGCATCTCTGCTTACTAAACGAACCAAATCATAGCTTTTTACTTCTCTACTTTTTTCAAATACATAAGGAAATTTAAACGTTGCTAATTGATTAGGCATATAATACCAAGGAAAACTTGGATATATTTCTATACCTTTTTTTATTAGCCAAACATATTTTGTGGTAATTTCATTTTCTTTTTCTTTTAAGATAGAATAGTCAGTAGGATCATCAACATAAAAAACATTCCACTTAGGCAAAAAATGATTTTTTAAACTGTCTTGTCCAGGAAACAAACCTGGGGTTGATTTTAATTTATCGAATTTTGAAAATGCTGTTTTCATAGTGTGTTTGCTTTCAATCCTAAATGAACTAATTTAATATCTGCATCTAACCAAACATCAATTCCGTGATGCATTGCTTGATTACAAAAGTATATATCCTCGCCGCAGTAATTATCTTCTGATTTATTATATTCGTGTGCAAACCAAGGCTTTGGTAACTCTTTAAATACTTCTGCTTTTACTAACATACAACCCATTCCTACAGCCCAAATTTTGTGTAATCCGCTGTTTTGGTTCAATCTTGTGTGTATGTTTTCTGGATCTGTAAATGCTACTGATCTATAAGGAGCATATCGTGTACTGTATTGTGCAGCAACAATATTTTTATTGTGTGTCATCAAAACATCAGCAGTATTTGCTGGAAACTGCATATCGCTGTCTAGCCATAGTAGATGTGTTGCATCTTTTTCTAATGCAAGATTTGCTAAGTCGATACGTTGTTGCGCAATCACGCTTCCACAAACAATGTGTAGATCAAATGGTATTTCTAACTTAGTAAGCCTACAAGTTAATTTACTTAAACTTTGAGCAAAAAAAGTGTGTACTTGATCTCTTGCAGGAACACAGATACCAATTTTCATTACAATACTGTATTAGGAATCTCAGCTTCGTTTAATTCTTTTTCTGCTGCAACTGTTAAGTTATTCCAAGTACGTGCAGAACCTGTAGCAACTTTTACACATTCTTGAAAATCTGCAGGATCAAGTGCAGCCATTGCTAACATATTTTCTGGTTGTACTTTACCAATTGTAAGAAGGTCAGCACCGGCAGCGTGTCCAATTTTTTGAATCCAATGCAGTCTATCATCGTCTGCTGGTACAGACATTTCAGCAACTGCTGCTTCAGCTTCAGAATGTAAGTCTGCATCTAAATCCAATGTTGCAAGTTTTGCAAGTTTTCTTGCTTTGGTGTATTCTTGTGCCAAATCAACATTTAGCACTTCATAAAGTGTTTTCATTATTTGCTCCTATTCTATATAGATTATAATTGATTATAACACCTTTGTCAAGTAATTAGTCATCAAATGTTAAATGATATAATATTCCTGTCCAAGATAATACCCACATATTTTCTCCAACACCATCGAGTTGGAAACCTGCTACGCTCATTTCTCTAGGTAATCTTAAACTTCTCTGTAAAGTCCATGTACCTCCTACAAGATCCATACTGTTACAGGTAAATTGACCAAATGTATTAGCGCCAGGACAATATAATATAAATTCAGCATAATTCGGAGTTAATGAATTTGTTAAATGTCTAACGTGAATACCAGTAATTGCGTTAGCACTGTATGATATTCCAAATACAACTCCTAAAGGATCAAATCCTGCATTAACTAATTTAGTCCTTAGTTCTACTGATGAATATACATTATACATACTAGGAGACACGTTGTTCAATGTAGCACTTGCTCGCCATTGGTGTAAATATCCATCTGTGCCAGTCATCCAATAATAAGAATTATTTACATCATCTAAGTTATGAGAAGTTTCTAAAGAGTGTGCTGCACCTAAAGCATAAATGTTTCCAGTGTTACCACTTTTTGCAGCACTTGTCCTACCATTTAAAGTATTATCGGCAATACCTCCTGCAGCAGAGATATTCATATGGATTTCAGGTCCAGATCCATTGAGATATGTAATATATGTTTGTTGTCTGCTTGTTGATTTATCCATAAAATCAGCAAATACAGGACCAGGAAAAGTGAAACTACTTGCCAAATATGAACTTATATCTCTTGTATGTGTACTACTTACTGTGTTCAGATTCCATCCTTGAGTCATATTCACTTGTGCGGCAATATTATTACTGGTACCTGCATATGCGCCAACTTTTTGGCCGTATTTATAATCAGAATAAAGTAAACCGCCGTTTCTGTCTAAATCTGGCAAGTAATTGTAATAATTTGGAGGTTGATAAACTGCGCCTGACGTGTTACCAAGTAGTGGATACCAAAAATCACCTCCGCCTGTATAATTCAATGCACTTAGATCTTCACTTGAAAAATCAAATGGTGTGGTTAATTCGTACAATACAGCAGCGTGGCCATACTGAACGTGGCCCATAATAACTTTTGTTCCGGTTGAATCTAGGTGGCGTGACCATCCAGATATACCACTACTATAATATGAATCTCTTGTGGTTGGAGCATTGTCAACAACATCCCAGCTTGTTCCTAACTCATATCTCAATATTCCTGTGCCCGATTGTGTATATTCTCCTACAAACAAATAGTCTTCTGTAACTTGGAAAAAGTCAGGATAATCATAACCAGCATTATCAGGTCTATCAAATCTGCCATCATATGTAACTGTTCCAGAGACAGGATCGCTGCCAGTATAGCTAAATTGATAGATATATTGAAAACCGTTGACAACATCGTCTCTGCCTAACAACCAAAATTTATTTTGACTTGGTTCCCATTGTGCATAGTCTATTCTCTGGAATGATTTAAAGTCAGAATATGCTCTTGTAGTAAGGCCGGTATAACCGTTTAAATCGAAATTAGTTGATGTAACTTTTGATATACCATTAATAGGACTCCTAAACATTATACAAGTAGTGCCTGCACTATTCCAATTTAATCCTTTAAAACCAGAAAACTGGGTAGTGTTATGTTTAAAACTTGTTTTTTCGCTTGCTCCACCTAGTGTCCACGGTGAGAGTAAATCTATTTGTCCGCCACCTGAAGTATTAAGATCAGATGTAAAATAAAGTTTGTTTCCATCCGGCGATGGAAAAATATGTGTAGCACCCCCTTGGTTGGTTGTAAAACTTCTTTTTCCACCTAGTTCTTGAAAATCAGGAGGACCAGATTGTGCTCTGAGATTAGCAAGCTGATAGTTTTTAGCATTACTGAATGAACTTGTTGCACTTTGATAACCACCGAATGTACTACTCATTGTAATAGTAGTACCTTGAGAAATACCAATATATGTACCTAATATACCTAAAACATATGTGCTTACTTCTCCTTCAGAAACAAAGAAGTTTCTGATATCGCTCATTGTAATTGTATCGCCGGTTGCTGGTAATGCCATATTTTCTTCCGTTTCTTTCTATTTTAACATAGTACAACGTAATGTCAAG